CAATTCAGGCGCGAATTGGTGCCGATCCCGATGTGCTTGCTCAGGTCAAAGAGCAGACCGAAAGCTTTATGGTCGATTGGTTACGTGAGAACGGAACCGATGAGGCTACCGCCCGGCGACTCAATATGGATAGCCCTAACGCACGCAGTACGATGCGCCGTGGAACTATCTACAACAAGTCTGCCGTTGGTGCGCGCCACGATCGTGCATTCAACACTACTTCGGATTTCTTCCATGCGATCTCGGAGCACTCTTACAAGGACGCTTCCCTTCAAACTAAGCTTGGAGAGCTCAAGAATGATTTGAGTTCCATCAAGCCATCTGACGGTGGTTTCCTCATTCCGGAAATGCTCCGTGCGGAATTATTGCGGGTTGCAGTAGAGCGCTCTGTTGTGCGTTCTCGTGCCCGCGTGATCCCGATGGACAGCCTTACGGTGCCGTTCCCGACCATTGACAGTACATCTAACGTCTCCAGTATCTACGGTGGCGTTGTTGGTTATTGGACTGAAGAGGGCGCGACGCTTACAGAGTCGCAACCCAAGTTTGGTCGCATCGAACTCAAGGCTAACAAGTTAGTCCTTTACACTGAGATGCCATCGGAACTCATTCGTGACGCACGCCCTTCCATGGAAGCGTTCATCGGTGAGATTTTCCCGGAAGCTATGGCCTGGTTTGAGGACGTCGCTTTCTTCATTGGCGGAGGTGTTGGCGAACCGCTTGGTTTCCTCAACGCACCTGCAACTGTGTCTGTTACCCGCTCCACCACTGTGGCTGGCGCCAATGTGGAGTGGGTTGACATTGTCAACATGTACGCTCGGATGCTTCCGCAATCACTTGACCGCGCTGTTTGGGTTGTGTCTCCCGATGTTCTGCCGAACCTGCTGACCATGACAGTCGCCTCTGGCAGCAATGCCGTGTGGATGGGTGGAGGTAGCTTCCCAACTGGTAGCTCCAACCCGCCTATGACTCTGTTGGGGTCCCCCATCATTGTCTCTGAGAAGGCAAACACGGTTGGGCACATCGGCGATATCAACTTCGTCGATTTTGGATTCTATTTGCTGGGCGACCGGCAGGCCATGAGCGCTCGCCAGTCTGAGGATTTCCGTTTCCAGAATGACATTACCGCATTCCGCGTGATCGAGCGGCTTGACGGGCGCCCTTGGCTGTCATCTGCGATCACTCCTCACAACAACGGTGATGCGCTTTCGCCGTTCGTTAACCTCGCTACTCACGCCTGATCAGGAAGGGAGAATAATTCCATGAATGGATTAGGTCGAATTTTTGACATTGGAAGTGCGTTCACTCCAGTCGATTTCAATACGTCTGACGCTGCTACCGGTCACCGTGTCCACATGCGCAACTACGGCGGAATTGCCTTAGTGCTCTACAAGGGTGCTGGCACTGCTGGTGCGGACCCTGTGATTACCGTGCAGGAGCACAACGCCAAGACTGGCGGAACCTCGGCAAGTCTGGCTTGCATCGATCAAGTTTTCTACAAGACGGAAGCCACGCTTGACGGCGATGAGACTTGGGCACGCGCTACGCAGACTGCGGCAGCGACTTACACGGATGCGACTTCAGCTGAGCTTGAGGGCATCATCGTGACCGAGGTTGAGGCATCTGCACTCAGTGCGGGTTACGAATGGATTTCCTTCAATATTGCTGCTACTGTGGCAAATGCTCAGCTTTTGTGTGGTCTGTACATCATGCATGGGCTGAGGATTCAAGCGAGGCCCGATTCACTTGCGCAGCCTAACGCGTAATGGGCGACGATGGCTAAAACAACGCGATTCAATGGTCCGTCAATTGAGCCGGTAGTTATCCGGAGACCAGGGATAGGGAGGATTGACAGATGTCTTGGGACCAACTTATCGCCATCCTTAACGAGCGACGAGAACTCAAGCGCGCCGCTGACGCCCGACCTCCTGTCGCCTGCCCCAATTGCGGAGAACCACTCAGAAGTAGCGGCACCGGTGCCGAACTCTACTGCCCCTTTGACGGGTGGTCCTGGCCAAGCAACGCCGGTACGGCTATCAAATAAACGTAGGCCAGCGAAAGCGAAAGCTAAGGCTACTCCTACTCCTACTCCTGCTCCTAAACCTACTAACCCCCGGCAGGCGAACGTACGTAGTGTGTCGCCTTCAGAGTTTGACGACGATTTCTGATTAGACGTTGGGGGAGTATTGCCGGGTACTCCCCCAACCTATTGACAATTTAATACACCTTACGTAGTTCCGTAGAAAGCAATCGGGAGTGAGGCTAGACGATGCGACCCTGGTATGCCACCAGAGAGCAAGTGCTGAGTTCGTTAGAGATAATGAATGTAGCGCGTGCCAATACATTGATCGATACGAAGATTGCGGCAGCCTCGGAATCGGTGGAAGGGTTATTGCATCGGCGATTTTACCCTGAACTAAAGACGCTGTATTTCGATTGGCCATCGCGGCAGTACTCTCCAACATATATGCTAGAGCTAGGCGACAATGAGCTTATTTCGCTCACCACGCTTACCGCTGGTGGCACAGTTATTTTGTCAAGCGATTACTGGTTACGGCGCGACGATGACAAAGATGAACCGCCGTACTCCCGTATAGAGATTGATCGGTCGTCTTCTGCGGCATTTGCCTCTGGCACTACCTCGCAGCGTGCGATCTCCGCCGTTGGTACAGCGGGTTTTAGCGCTACCGATACCGGCATCGCCAGTGCCTTGCTTAGTGCAGGAATCAATGCCGCTGTGACAACGTTGGTGCTGAACCCTTCAAGTGGTGTGTATGACATCGGTGTCGGCTCCATTATTCTTATCGGAACTGAGCGCCTGCAACTAGTAGAACGGCGTATGTCGACAACTAGCCAGACATTGCAATCAGCAATGACAGCGCTTATGTCAGACGTTATTGTCGATATTACCGATGGAACACTGTTTGCCACTGGCGAAACTATTCTCATTGATGCCGAACGTATGCGCATTGATGATATTGCAGGCAATAACTTGATTGTAACCCGCGCATGGGATGGCACGGTCATGGCCACCCACGCGGGCACTGCTACAGTTTATGCATTACGCACCTTCAGTGCGAAACGTGGTGTGCTGGGAACAACAGCGGCAGCTCATTCCACAGCGGATCCCGCGTATGGGCACAATTACCCTGGTTTGATCAATGAATTGTGCATTGCCGAAACTGTTGTGATGCTTGAGCAAAATGCGTCTGCCTACGCTAGGGTTGTGGGAACGGGTTCTAGCGCGCGTGAGGCTGCCGGTAAGGGCTTAGAAGACATCAGGGCTAGAGCAGTAGCTACCTACGGCCGTAAGTGCCGCTTAGGGGCAATCTGATGCCGCAATTTAGAGTGAATGTGAAGGTGGAAACTAAGGGTGCAATATTCAACGCTTCAAAAACACAGGCTGCCGGACGACGATTGATTGTGGACATCAATGAGGCTATTGCGCAGGAAGGGGTTAACCGCGTACTAGCTCGCCTGCAACGAGTGCTCAAGAACCCAAGTGGTTACTACCAATCACAGATTGCAGTACAGAAACGCCAGATCTACCGGGGGTATTGGGATAACAATGCAATCTATGGTGGGTGGCTTGAGGGGGTTAGTTCTCGCAACCGAACGACACGCTTCAAGGGCTATCGCACATTCCGAATGGTCAAGCAGACACTTGACCGTGATGCTGTGAGCATTGCTAAACCGTTAGTAGACAAATACATACGGGAAATGAATTCATAGAGGGGAGGGCACGTGACAACACCCGATGCTAGTGAATCGTGGATTGACCCGATTTTCGATGCGGTAGTGAGTGATGCACAGGCAAGCGGATATTTCAGCAAAATCAACAAACATGAGCCCAAGCGTGCACCAGGCTACGGAATTACTGCCGCCGTATGGGTTCAGGCAATTACACCACTACCAGCGGCAAGCGGCCTAGCCAGCACAGCGGGTAGAGTTTTATTTGTTCTACGCATGTACACCAACATGCTTAAGGAACCACAAGACATGATTGACCCGATGATGATGCGGGCAGCCTGCAACTTGGTTCGTCGCTATCACGATGACTTTGACTTTGCTGGTGCTATCAGGAATGTTGATTTATTAGGTGAATTCGGCGTACCTCTTGAGTGCCTTGCCGGTTACATGGAGCAAGACAACAAAGAATACCGGACCATAGATATAAACATTCCGTGCATTGTCAATGACATTTGGGCACAAGTACCCTAGGGGGAGCAGTGGCTAGGCAGCGTGGGTGGCTTACTCCAGAAATGCAGGCTGCATTAGAGTCGATGGGAATTGTTGTTAATGAGACAGTACGGGTGATCATTGACTTGAATATTCATGACGTACCAACTGTGTATGTACAGAGTTATACAGATTCAACCGACATTGTTCCGGTGCTGTTAGCTATTCAGGAGCACACAAGAGTAGATACCCAAAAGGAGGAAACACCTAATGGCTAAAGAAACGGGCCTAGGTGCTAATTTCTACTGGGGTGGCTATGACCTTAGCAGTGATACCGGGTCACTCAGTAAAATCAGCAAGAGTCTGGCACCAATTCCCGTGACGGGAATTAGCAAGAGCGCCTATGAGCGGTTAGCCGGTCAGTTGGACGCTGAGATTGTTTGGGCAACATACTGGAATCCGACTAACGCTCATCTGGCGCTGAAGGATCGTCCGCGTACTGATGTAGTGGCATCCTATTACCACCGACCGGTGCTAGGTAGTGCAGTCGCCTCTATGGTGGCTAAGCAAATCAATTACGATCCTAAGCGAGACAAAGATGGAGCGTTTACGGGGGAAGTGCAGGCGCTCGCTAATGCCTGGTGGCTAGATTGGGGGCTAGCTCTTACCGCTGGAATTCGAGTAGATACTGACGATACTAGTGGTACGGGTGTTGACTTTGGTGCTGGTGCATCATTCGGATTGCAGGCGTACGCGCATGTATTTGCTCTCACGGGTACCGACATTACTATCAAGCTGCAACATTCGTCAGACAACGGGGTAGGCGATGCTTGGGCTGACGTGACCGGCGGAGGTTTTACTGCGGTTACTGCCGCGCCTGGTGCTGGTCAGCGTATTGAAACATCACGTACTCAGGCAGTAGAGCGCTACCTCCGCGTTGTGACATCTGGTGCGTTTACCAGTGCGTCATTCGCTGTAGCGGCAACAATCAATTTGACCACGAGTCCACTATGAGGATTACACAGCGGCCTAACCGTATTGCGGGTTCCCGCCTACCTACCCATGCGTTCCACACCTATAGCATCCTGGCGCCTTACACAACACATTTCCGTAAGGCAACCTGCGATGAGGCAGGCTGCGAGGCTTACCGCAACGGCTGGAATTATCACATTGAAAGCCTAGATGCCTCGCTGTATTACGCGGCTACCCACGCTGGTAAGAAATACCATGTGGTTAAAATGGGTGAGAACGATTCTTATCTGGTGTTTGATCCTGGTCAGCCCTGCTTTGCCGAGGATTCGCATACTGTGCGGATCGACCGACCGGAAATATTCGTGGCAGGAAGGGGCGATAGTCGATCGTATATACCACAGCGTGCCGTACGCTATGATCGCTATGATCAATGGGTGGACGATTTTGCCACCAATCTAGACAGTATTCGTACACGGCTGGAAAGAGGTTAGGCAATGGCCAAAGAGACTGGTTTGGGTTGGACAACCCTTACTATGGATAACGACGCCGGGGCTGGTAAGGACATCAAGAATGATGTCACTGAGTTTGATTTCTCGATGCCCTACGGCACGCAAGAAACTACTGGCGTTGACAAGTACGCCAAGGAGCGTCTTGCGCTGCTAGCGGACTTCTCAGGCTCAGTGAAGACGGTATTCAATCCTGCCGCTGACCGGTCGCATGTGGTACTTGGCGGAAACCTCCGTGTTGCGCGCACGCTGGCCTTAGCGGTCAGCACAAAGACACTGTCGAATGAGGTACTGCTTACTGACTACGCGGGTACTCGTGCTGCCAGTGGTGAGTTTACATTCAATTCACCATTCGTACTATCCGATGGCACTGTACCTACCTGGGGATAATCAATTACATAATTGAATACTGAGCATTGAGGAGAGGGAAATGGGCTATAAACCGCAACGACCGACGTATGTAATTGAGTTTGAGGACGCACCAGGACTTGAATTACGGTGTACTTCAACGTCATTAGGTAAGCTGCAAAGTACTCAGCAGCTATCGGCGGATCCCACTAAGCAATTTGAGGCATTCAAAGTATTCGTTGACAATGTGGTTTCGTGGAATATTGAACACCCTGATATGGAGAATGAGTTAGACGAGTATTGCACGGTGTGCGGTTCGCCTGCTGGTGCACCGTTAGATATCTCGTTGACAGGACTACAATGCCTTGACCTTGGATTTATTACCAAGCTGTTCATGGGATGGGTTCAGGGAATGACACAGGTGAGTATCCCAAAAGAGCTGAATTCGAGTCTTGGAGAGAGCGCACAGAAGGAATTGATACAGATGCTAGGGCAGCTTCAAAACCCCACGACATTGCCCAAGCTGAGCTAGTACTAGGGTTAATGGAACGGTTCAACTACCCTAATCTAGCAGCTGTATACAAAGAAGATGCACGTATAATTTACCTTCTTGAATGTGAGCAATACGGTTATAAACGAGATGAGCGGGAAAAAATGGAACGAATGGAGAGAGATTTAGAAGCGAGAGGTAGCGGTTAATGGCCAATGAAATCAATGTAACTGTAAGCGCACAAGAAAATGCGTCTGATGCTATTAAAGTAGTTGGCTCTAGCACACAACAGGCTAGTCGAGTAATCGTAACGTCAATGGGATCGAGTGAAGAGGCATTTGATTCTGCCGCCCGCTCTTCCGGTAAGTTTGGTTCCGCCTTGGATCAAGCTTCCGGTGCGTCAGAGCAACTAGGTAGCGGGATTGGAGATCTCGGAGACGCTGTAGCGGGCCTTTCCGCCATCCAGGACATAGGTCGTGTGCGTGCGCAGCGTCTGGCGCAAGCTCAGGCTGATGTCGCACAGGCGTACGCCGACAGTGAACAAGCAGCACAAGATGCTACACAGGCCATTCTTGATGCCAATCAGGCTGAACAGGATGGCACGCAGTCAGCTATTGACGCAGTGCAGGCTCAGATTGATTTAGAGGCTGCACAGATTGATGCTACTGATGCGCAAAATGCATATAACGAGGCAGTCAGCAAGTACGGCGTGAACAGTCAGGAAGCTAAGAAGGCGCTCAATGAGTTAAAGCAAGCCAACTTAGATCAGACGCAAGCGCAAGCTGACCTCAATCAGGCACAACTAGATGGCGATCAATCAGCTGCTGATCTAGAACAAGCACATAAGGACATGACACAGGCGTCAATTGACGCCAAGCAGGCTCAGATAGATTTAAACGACGCACAGAAGGCGGCAAAGCCTCCAACTGAATTGCAGAAGTGGGGCGAGAATGCACAGTTAGTTACCCCGCTGATTATGGGGTTGACTGGTGCTATCGACCTGATGATTATGGCTAATGCGGCACTCAACAGCACCATGATAAAGAATGCTGCCGCACATGTAGCGGCCAAAGCAGCGATTATTGCCAGTGCAGCGGCTACCGGTATTGCTACAGCGGCGCAATGGCTCTGGAATGCTGCATTTGCCGCAAGCGGTATTGGTGCTGTGATCATGCTGATTGGGTTATTGATTGCCGCCATTGTCTATGTAGCCACGCAAACAACGTGGTTTCAGGATATATGGCACGCGATATGGAACAAGATAGGCGATCCCGTAAAGCGCGCATTTGATTTCATCAAAGATTATGCTGCCTTTGTATGGGGTACACTTGCCGCTGGCATCAATTGGATCGTTAACTATCTAGTTAGCTCTTATAGTTGGGCTATAAGCACTGTTGTCAATGCATTCAATTGGTTACTAAGTATTCCAGGTAAGATCGCTGATGCATTCAATTGGGTTGCAGGCGCTATCGCTGGTGCATTCCGTTGGGCATTTAATCAAATCTCATGGGCATGGAATTCCACGGCGGGTAACTTACGCTTCACTATGCCTGACTGGATTCCGGGTATGGGCGGTAATAGTTTCGCAATGCCGAGGCTGCCCATGCTGGATACTGGTGGAGACGTAGCACGTACTGGTGCTGCCGTTGTGCACAAGGGCGAACGAGTGCTCAATGCCAAGACTACCGCCATGCTCGATGCCGCCATGTCTGGCGGAGTAGGGCAACAGCTCAATTTGTCAGGCGCGATTACATTAGAGGTGGAGCCGAAAGCGGGTGCTAGCGAGCAATTCATGCGTGAATTGATTAAATTACTAGTGATCAGGGTTCGCAAGAGTGGCGGATCGCTAGACAGAATGATGGTAACAAGTGGCGGTACTACGTAAGCTATTAGCGATACTGAATGTACTTGCGCTACTACTAGTATCGATTGGAGGGGTGATTGTGGCATTCCCTATTACAGTGCTGGATAATCATGTTGAAATATACGTTGGCGGAAATTGGGTAGATATCACTTCTGATGTATTAGGGGAAGGATCTAGCAGTAGCATTGATATACACAGGGGGCGCGATGATGGCCTGAGTAATGTGCAGTACGGTACGGCTACCATGGAATTAAGGAATACATTAGGCAAGTACTCCCCACGTAATCCTGGTAGTATTTACTACGGATTGCTCGGAACCAATACTCCGCTACGCATTTATGTTACACCACATTGGACTACTGGCACCGGTATTGATGATGCTGATAACTTCAATCGCAGCGTGGTAGACGGTTGGGGCAGTACTAGCGGCGCGGCCAGTGCATACGCCTTATCCGGCTACGGTGGCTCTATCCTGACAAGTGATTGGCAAGTTAATGGCACGTACGGTATTCAGTATGTACCGGCAGCATTAGGTTATCGTGCTAGTGATCTGACTAACCTAAACTTGCTAGATGTCGACGTAACAGCAACGGTAGACACCTTCATATCGTCAGTGGCTGGCGGGAATATCGAGCTAGGGGGTATTTTCCTACGTCACAATTCTGACGGTAGGGGGTACCTCGCACGGCTGGATATTGACGCGTCAGAAGTAATGAAAGCTACACTGTATTACGGCGATAGCATTATGCTAGCGCAAGCCACTGTCAGCACGTTCGCATGGACTGGTCAATCAGTTAAGGTGCGCGCACGCATTATCGGGAATGAATTCTCATATAAGGTATGGGACGCGTCAACAGCTGAGCCTACCGCATGGTCAGTAACTGTTGAAGATACACAATTTGTTGAGCCTGGTTCGGTAATGATCAGGTCTGGTATTGGAGTGGGCAATACCAATAGCAAACCCATTGAGTTCAGGTGGGATGATATCAGCATCACGCATATTGTTACCCGCTTTATAGGCGAGGTACCCGAATGGCCTATCACATGGGATATCACAGGTTCTGATGTACGCTCCAAGATCAGTGCATACGGGGTTCTGTGCCGCTATAACCAAGGAACTAAAACAGCAAGATCAGCCTTAGAGCGGCTAATACGCTCCTACGGTCCGGTAATGTACTTACCCATGACAGATGGTACTGATGCTGCCGTGGGTGGAGGTGCCTCCGTTTCAGGAGGTACAGGGTACTATTCTGCGTTAACTACAGCACCTATCACGCTATCACGTGTGGAAGGTCCGGTAGGCGCGCGCGATGCCCTACCTGAGGTAGCATCGACCATGACGACATATGAGCCGATCATTACTGTTACACCATCGGCGGATACCGGTATATCATGGCAGATTGATTTTATTGCAAAAATTGACAGACAGTCTACAGCTACTGGCACTACTTACAAGTTTACATGGCATACGGAACATATGCGGTGGTCTATTGAGTTGCAATGGGACAATACACCGCAGTATTTCATCATACTTACAGGGTCCGCTAATGATGCATCTGGTGCTAACGTATATATTCAAGAACCATTCTTAGCGTCAGATGGCATATGGCATCATTACGGTATACGTGTATTTGACAACAGCGGTACAATCAATACATCTATATTTACCGATGGTTCTACATTTTATAGCCTAGTTGGTTCAGCTGGAATGGCTGGGCGTATTACTAATGTAACCATTTGGGGAATACCCGATACAGAGGCTAGTAGTACGTCTATAGGACACATAGCTTTGTACGCTATAGCACCAACCTATTCAACATATCCGGCAATGGATGGGTACATAGACGAAAGTATTAGTACTCGTTGCGCACGCTTAAGTGCTCAAGATAATGTTAATTTAGTAGTGCAAGATGATGGCACTAGTGCCCGCCTTACTGGTCAGCGTAAGGCAACATTAGTAGAGCTACTACAGGATATGCAGTCAGCAGATCTAGGAGTGATGTACGAAAGTCGTGGCTCTAGAACACTTACCTACCGTGCACTGAATGCTTTACAAGGACAGACCCAGGTAGAGTTGAATTACACAGATCATGAGCCTACGGGTGATGCTGGATTCTTGCCCATCGATGATGATCAGGCGCTATGGAATGACGTAACTGTTGAGCGTTACAATGCGTCTAGTTACCGCACAGAGCGCACTACTGGAGTCAATAACACAGCGGAACCACCTAACGGCATAGGCACATACGACAGAGGCAAATACATTACCCATGTGGCTAGTGATGCTGATCTACCTAATGTAGCTAATTGGCTGTTACTGCTAGGTACGTGGGATGAGTTCCGCTGGCCTACTATTCCTGTGAATCTCGCACGCTCTCCGTTCACCAGTGATCACCAATTGAGCAATGACATCGCTTACTTGGATATCGGCGATGCATTATCTGTAATAAATTTGCCGGTATGGGTACCGCCTATGCCGGTACATGCAATTGTGCAAGGCTACAGTGAGCACCTTTCTAATTTTGAGTGGTCCATCGCATTTATTACTACGCCTGCCGGACCGTATGAGATCGCTCAAGTAGCCGGTATTCCGCGAGTGTGTGCTGATAGCGACATGACGCTAGCTATCGCGGTAGACGCAAACGATACCGCCTTGCATGTGTTCAGTACATCAGGTGATCAACGTTGGTGCCATGCTGACGATGATGCCGAGTCCGCATCTGATTACCCTATGAACGTGCTGGTGGGTGGAGAATTGGTAAGCGCAACTGATTGTAATTACCCTGTACGTGACGGGTTCGACCGTACGCATGCTAGTAGTTGGGAAAGCACAGATACTGGAGAGGCATGGAATACTACTGGGTCTAACGCTACCTATTCAACAGCTACACCGTATGGCTCCATCGCACCTATCGCGCTGGCTACAGACTGCCGCTGTATTGTGCTGCACGGTGGCAGCAATCATGAGGTACGTGTGCAGACTAAGTTACCTAGTCTCGCGGCGTTCACAGTGTCTATGCGTGCTGGCCTAATGGTGCGTTGCACTGATGCCAATAATTTCTATACAGGGTATCTGTTGATTTCCGCCACTGGTGGAATTCAGGTTATAGCTGTCAAACGCGTCGCCGGTACGGCTACTCAATTAGGTGCATCAGTAACAATCAATCGCACGTACGTTGCTAATGAGTTGTGGTACGTGCAGATGCGCGTAGCCGGTAGTACTGTTAGCGTGAAAGCATGGCCTGTTGCTGGCATTGAACCCGGTTGGCAAATAGTGCATACAGATACGGCGTTAGCTACCGGAACGTACGTGGGATGTCTGGCACGCAATAATGGTGCCGCCGCTGGTGCGCAGGTAGATTTTACTGAATTTCGCGTGGTGAGTCCGCAAGAGTTGACTGTTGTGCGTACGGCGCGCGGAGTAGCGCACGCTGTTGGTGCTGTTATCGATGTAGCCGAACAAGCTCACGTCGGATTGTGAGGTTAGAAAATGGGTGCTCTTACTTGGAGTGTAGGTCAGAAACTTACTGCCGCACGCCTGAACCTTCGAATCCCGATTACCGCCTTGAAAACCGCAGATACGGCTATTACATCGGATACATCGGACAATGCCGATGCCGAATTGGTGCTAACGCTGAAGGCTGGAGTAACATACGACTTGATTGGTACACTGCTTGTCATTGCCGCGAGTGCCACGCCTGATATCAAATTTGGATGGGCATGGACCAATACCGCCAGTGTGGTAATGGGTGATCAGGGGTTGATCGCTGGTGTGGCATCAGGCACAAGCAGTGACTTAGAGGCTGCCGCCAGGCAGGCAGATACGGCTACGCCTACATCAGATGTCGCGTATGGAGTGACAACAACACTGCATGGTATTCAGCTGCTTGACCGTGTGATTGTAGCCTCTGCGGCAGACAGCGTGTTCACGCTCATGTGGTCGCAAAATACCAGTTCAGCTGATAGTCTCACGCTCAAAGCGTCGTCACATGTGACGGCTATACCGATAGGGTAATGGGGGAGAGGAAATGGGCAACAATAGTAATAATATGTGGCCATTGGCCGTGATGGTTGGAATGGGGTTATCCGCTATCGTCACAATTCTGGTGCTTGTGCCGGATGAAAACATTATGGTCGGTACCGCCGTTGTGGGCATCATTGCTGCACTTAGCACATTGGTGTCTACTGTAGCTGTATTGAATAGGGTCAATACTGTGGACGCACAACTGACCGAGGTACACGGCAAGGTTAACGGGCACCTTAGCGAGTTGACGTCGAAGATTCCCGACCAAACTCAAGCGAGCAAGTAATGACGGTATATGGTTGGGACGCATCCGATTACGATTGGATGCGTGGAACGATGAACTATCGCGCTGCACGTGATGACGGTATTGAATTTGCTACGCATAAGATCACTGAAGGTACCAACATCATCCATGATAATGCGGGTGTGACGCTAACTCGTATGCACGATGCCGGAATTAAGGTAATCGGCACCTATCACGTGGTACGTACGGCGAATGTGCAGGCACAAGTAGCTCATTATCTGTGGCAATTAGATACACAGGCGCCAGGATGGCGTGACCATCCTAATTGGATTCATCAAATCGACCTAGAGCGATGGGAGTATGATTACGTAACGCCGGAGACCGGATTGAGTTTTGCTACAGCACTGGCGGAAAACACCGATCAATTCATTACCATGTACGCATCAAAAGGCCAGTATGGCGAGTCGTTAACAGGCTGCCCGTTCCCGCTATGGAATGCGAACTACGGTGCCAATCCAGCGGGATGGTACTTCAGCAATTACCCTGGTGATAGTTCGTCACGGTGGAATGCCTATAGCGGACTGACACCGATGTTTCTGCAATATGGTTCACGTAACACAATTGGCACACAATCAGTATGTGATGCTAATGCCTATCGCGGATCAATTGAAGAATTAATAGCTGCAACAACACGCGGAGGTAGTCTCATGGCAACAACCGACCAAATCATTCAAAAGTGGGCACAAGGTATATCACACACGGCAGATGGAACGCTGATCTGTGCTGTCGAGTGGCGGGTACGCGATGAGGAGTGGCAGAAGGCGGTAGATGCGCGTCTAGAGGCACTGAGCCTGGCGCTGGCCAGCCTGCATGCCAAGGTAGATACGCTGGCAACAGGTGGAGTCGAGGTAAGCGCTGTAGCTGATGCCATCGTGGCCGAGGTCGCGCAGCGTCTCGGGTCCAACGGCTAGCAGCATGACGCGCAAGGGCACGCACAGGGTTCCTAGTATGTGGAACGTGATCTTTACGGGGGTCGGCATCCTAGGAACCCTGATTGTGTATAAGATCAAATCAGCTATGACCAGGCCAAACATGCCTGATGACGCTATGTGAGCCATGTCACAGTCACAGGAGCTTGCACTAACAAATTCAGATGCTAATGTTCTCCCATCACCACAGCACGAAGCACAGACCAACGGCCCAAACGCCCGGCACGAACGGCATCGCGCCTAGTAGATAAGTCCGGATACGTGAACCTTGAGGGTAGTCTACCTCCGGCGGGCTTAGTAGTTACCGAATGAATACCGCGAGAGCAGGACAAAACTTGCTAGGGGTCGACTTGTCCCCCGTGACTTGTCGCAAGAGATGATGCGCTAGCGGGTAACACAGAAATTTAGCTCGGAGAGTCCGTGTCGGATAGACGCGGTTGAGATCACTTCCGGTGCGGCTTGTGGCATAAACCCAAGTATGGGTGCTAAGGAGTAGAGCAGAACAGGACGCCGATTACAGTGCAGTCGTGAGTATTTCGACGATCGATGCACGCAATGTAGTCGGATGAAGTCGATGGACTCTCCGTTTCATTGCAAGTGCTTACGGCAACAATACAGCGTATGTCCTACGCTTGAGTATAAGTCCCTTTGCATTTGTAATTGGGTAGTAAGGTAAGGAGAGGGAATCAAGGCATGTAGCGTTATCCATAAAGGGGCGCCTTGAGAGCAGCTAGGTACGTGGGTTAGGGCTGTACATGACCAAAGGCGCAGACACAATCACGTAGGCCGGTAGACACCCGCAGAGGTTAGGCGATTGTGCGCTGTGAGTAAGTTTGGGAAGCCACGTAATCGTGAATTGCAGGCGTAAGAACTGCAACGTTGTGGCGCACTGGTAGGGGGTTAGGCCAGTAAATCTATTGGAAAACAGCGTACGCCCGGTAATGTTGGGGTCTACACGTTCTAGCGTCGTGCGCTGTTTTTCCTATCCTTTGAATACAACAGACATTGTACGGTAATGCGCTGTATCACTATGGAATAGGCCATAGGTTAACGCATAAACGGCACAGTGTCTGTTGCATTGAGAGGATAGGGAGAGAGGAAATTATGTCAACCATCACGGTAGAATGTTCAATATGCGATATCGGGTGCGACTGCACAATCACTACTTCCGGTTGCGGTCACTACGGTTGTTGGGGTGTTGCCACAACATCTGCTAGTGAGTGTGCGTCATATGCAGCTGCTAAGGCGCGTACAGCAGAGCGCCGAAACGATGCTGTACTCGCTCAGAGCCGCTTGCGGGTATTCGTTAACGGCTACGCGACCACATCGGGGTGATGGCATGCCTAACGTAACACTTAATCCGTGGGATAACCTGATTGAGGCACTTACCCTACTCGCAAAGCACCCTACCGATAAGGTTTATCCGATTCGCTGCGAATGCGGCCATGGTTCGTTAGAAGTTATGGCCAATCCAAGAAGGTTTACAGAGGGTGAACTGGCCCACCTAGAATTACTTGGATTTAATCACGACTATGAAGAGAGATTCTATTCGTACCGATTCGGAAGCGGAATAAATACATGAGAACACGGTATGCGCTAGCGTGTGAACTCATCAGCTTGTCAGATGTCAGCCGGGTAATGATGCGTGCAGGCGTACGAATGACGCCTACGGCTGCATTTGCCCTTGAAGATCTAATGCGCGAATGGGATGGTCTGCCTCCGATATGGCACGGTGGCGGGCAGGCTACCCGTGGGAAGACCAAGTAGGTAACATTGCACAACCCTATAATTGAATGCAACAGGGGCGCATCGCGGGACGGACCCGATGCGCTTTGACCCCGGTAGTCCAACGGCAGAGACAGGGACCTTAAAAGTCCTGTGTTACGGGTTCGAATCCCGTTCGGGGTACGGCTAATTATATAGCGATCACAGAAGGGAATAGTCAGTGAAAACACTGTCCTGCCGTGAGCATGGCGGCACATTCCAGATAATCCCGCGCAGGGGCAGGCCACCTGTGAGTTGTGCACCTGAAAATCCGTGCACTAGTTCGGCAGTGAAAAAGGGTACTGTCGCTCCGACATTTAGTTCAGCACCTAGTGTTGCTGTTGAGACTGGGTTCCGCCGGTCGTCACCAACCAAGACGCTTGACCAGATGTCCGCCGCTGAGTTGCGCGCCTACGCTCGCTCGCTCGGAATGAGTACCGCGACCAAACTCACGGAAGCGGCAGACTTGCGCCGTGCGATTCGGCGCTACCAAAGCAAGCAAGCCGGTAATCCGGCTGACGCGATTGAGACTGTCAAGGACGATTCCGGCAGAGTGACCGGCCTGCGTGGTCCGATGCGTAAGGCGCCTAAGAAGACCGCAGAAGTCACAACGCGAGTCAACCCTAGTGTTCCCAAGGCTCATGAGGCTAAGGCGCGCCTGGCGGACCTCGGATGGACTGTGGCCGGACGCGCGTGGTTCGATGCAGTCACGAAAGCAGGCTACGCAGAAATTGTCGCCACACGTGGTGACGAAACGCTGATCATGCGCTGGATTAACGGCAATGTTGAGCAGCAGCACTACGCGTTGTGGGATGTCGACCGACCGGCAAACAACAACACGCCTGCCAATGATTTGCCGTTCGATCCTGATGAGATTCCGGACAGCGAATTGGTTAAGATTCTCGCTGGCATGCGGGTAACCTGGTGGAACAAGCTTGCTCAAAGCAATGAGTCAGCAGTGGCATCAGCTAGTACGATCGAGATCACACACGCATACAATGGTATTGGCGATGAGACACCCGCTGACCGCATCGTGAAATTCGTTGCCATGAACGGTGGAGGCTTCCGGGCATTCCGCTTGGGTGCGTTGCTCAAGATTGGCAGCTAGCGTGGTAGCTGTTAACAAGCTCACGCACACTCTGTGCATTAATTGCTGGTATCAGCGAAACCCTAATCGTTATCCGCATCATATGGCGGACCCTGATGAGGAAATTTGTTGTGACTGCCATAAGCGGACGACATCGGGCATCTACCTCAGAGGTCAAGCTACCAAATTCAACTGTGCTGGGAATACTGGATTCCATCTTACTGGTTAGGCTGCTCGGTTACGTATGCCTGCTAGTTGTATGTCTGCACGGGATAAGCGTAGGGCGCATCATCGACCCCATAGTCCTTGGATTATTATTGTGGCTATGGGGCGAATTCAGTAGCGTTATGCGCCGTTGGTATCGTAATGAGCGTTAACCTTGAAAAGAAAGGCCGTCGTATCGAGGTACGTGCCGACGAACCGATAGCGGGATTGAAAACCACTATTCCAGGTGCGTACCAAACGGTGGCGGGTCATTGGACCGTCCCATTGAGCTACGAAACGTGTTGTCTCCTACGTCAGCGGTTCGGCCGTAGGCTGAAAATGGGAAGTGAATTACGCAGGTGGGCAACGGGGGTTGTCCGGAGTCGCAAGTACATGTCAACACTTGCAGCCTCGGATGATGCCGCATTGACTATTCTGCCTACTGCGGCACCTGCGCTGTATGCAGCTATGAATGCTCGAACCTACCAGCGTGTAGGCGCTAGATTCGTTGCTGACAACACAGCGACGCTGGTAGCTGATGATCCTGGCTTAGGCAAGACCCTGATAGCCTTGGCGGGAATTCTTGAAGCACAGGTACCCGGACCGTACCTGATTGTGGCACCTAAAACGGCCGCAGACAGTGTGTGGAGACGAGAAATCCTACGGTGGCTACCCCCGGGGCATCGCCCAGTGATCTTGCCTCAATTTCGCTACCAGAGGGAGCGTAAGCTACAGAGCATTAGGTATGGACCTAAAACATGGTTAATTGTTCACCCTGAAACAGCTATGACCAAGGAATACTTGAAGTGTCACGAGTGCGGGAAACTAATGCCGGCAGGCTACCGGCAAGCGCGACAACTCGAATGTGGCCACATGAAAGCCCGCAAGACACAGCACATAATCCAGCACAGCTACCCCCAAATATTTGACGTTGAGTGGGGTGCGATTGTCATTGATGAGAGTCACGAGAGCCTAATCCGCCGGTCGGGCAAACCTACTCAGCGGCGGAGAGGACTTGAATTGCTGCCGTTGCGCAGCGATGGCTTGCGTATTGCCATGAGTGGTACGCCATTTGACAGCAAGCCTCATCAGTTGTGGGGTACGCTCAATTGGCTTGACCCTGTAACGTATTCAGCATTCCACCGATGGGCTGAGTTGTACTGGCAGAAGGGCGGGTACACAGGTTTCGAAATTGGTGAATTTCGGAAAGACAGGGAAACGCTCCTATGGGACTCGCTGTCTGCGGTAGCACTCCGCCGAACTAAGGCAGAGGTTGCGCAGGATCTCCCGGCTAAAATGGAAGTAGGTACGCCATTAATTCCTGGTGATGAAAATAGCCCTGTCGGTATCTGGCTTCCAATGGACGGTAAGCAGGAAGCGGCCTACCGCGAGATGGAGCTACTTAGCATTGCTAATCTGGATTCTGGCAGGCTTGAAGCTGTTTCCGCGTTAGCTGAATTGACACGCCTAAAGCAGCTAGCTAGTTCGTACGGTGAGATAAAGCTTGTCACTAAACGCAAACGGTGTGCTGAAATGCACGCAACAGATAGTTGCCCCTATTTGCTGCATAATAACCGCTACGGGTGCCCTGATTGCCGCAAGCACGGTTATCACATAGTGACTGAGCATAAGTACTTTCCTGCGCTTCCATCGAATAAATTCGATTGGATTGTGTCTAGCCTAGAAGAATGGGGGTACCCGCGTAATCCTCTGACCAAGGTAGTAATTGTTAGTTTCTATACGGGAATCTTGGAAGTATTCCAGCAGGGTATAGAGCGGCACTTTCGTACCAAACACAATCGGCCGTTGTGTACTGCGATCACTGGTAAGACACCTTCACAAGATAGACGAAAAATCATTGACCGGTTTAATCGCCCTGGTCACGAGCAAATAATGTTGCTTAATGTAAAGGCAGGCGGTACCGCAATTACCATCGATTCTGCGGACCGTATGATATTCGTCAGTGAGACCCGCATTCCTGATCAACAGAAACAAGCAGAGGACCGCATTCACCGTGTAAGTAACCCTAGGCAATGCATGTACTACTACCTCCGATCAATGGGTACTGTCGATGTTGGTACCGCATTGGTCAATCAGGAAATGATCCAAGACTCGCACCGATTGCTAGATGCCCGTAGGGGAGTGGATTACGTACGGCACGTGATCGCTTCGACGTCCGGTTGACAGTAATTGCAGCACCATGTACGTTACCGAGGCTTACCCGATGTTCAGTGAAAGGGACACGATGGCACCGACTGCACGGCGTAGGACTACTGGCACCGTTCGCAAGGCTGCCCCTGCTACTCCAGCACCAGTCAATCGAAAGCGTCGCCCTGCTCCTGCTCAGGCTGCCGCTCAGCCTGTGCGAAAGGGTAAGGCGCCCGTGCGCAAAGCTAAGACTCCCGACGTCACCCGCTACGCTACCGCTGTGCCGACCGACTATCACAAGGCATTTGCTAAGTGGATTGTTACCGAGGTTGGCTACGATCCCGATACTGCCCGTAGCATGCGCGCTGCATTTCTCGCTGGTGTGAGCATCGCAACGGTATCGCGTACGCACTTCATGAATTCAGATTACTTGGAGCAGTGGTACCTCAACAACGGCATCGTCAAGACGGGTCCGCGTAAGAAGGCTGAAGATGCACCCTCCGCCAAGCGGACGCGGCGTGCGCCAGAGCCAGAGCCTGAGGTTGAGGACGAGTACGACGATGCCGAGGCTGACGACGATGAGGACGAGTACAACGACGATGACGACCAGGGCAATGACGAATTCGGCGATGAGGACGATGCCGATGAAGACGACGACGACGACGATGAAGGCGATGAATTCGACGCTGAAGACACGTCGGATGACGACGATGAAGACGATGATGAAGAACCAGAGGACGAACCGGTACCTGCTCCCAAGCGTGGCCGACCGGCCGGTAAGTCTCAGGTAGCCAAGACCCGCGCACCTGCTCCCACACGTAGGTCTGCCCCCGCCAAGGCCGCTACGGTCAAGCGTACGGCTCCTGCACGTGGAACCAGGGCACCCGCTACCAAGGCTGCGCCAGTCAACGACGATGATTTTCTGTTCTGATCTGACCTAGTCGAACGGCTGCACCTGGCGAAAACGGGTGCGGCCGTTTTGGTCTCTGTAACTCATTGGAAGAGTCGTATATGGGTGATGTACGTAGCCTGACTGGTCATCGGGCTAACTGGGTTCGATTCCCGGCAGAGACACATGGGCATTATCAAAGTGCGAAGTCACGAACGAATTGATTACAAACGATGCCCTAAGAAATGGTACTGGAAATGGAGGAAAGGCTTAGTACCTAAGGCCAAATCATTTGGTCCGTTAGAGCTAGGTACATGGATGCATGATGCCCTAGCAGCATGGTACGGAACGGGCTATGCACGGCAACCTAGCCTCACTGACTTGTTCAATGACCAGGCTAATGCAGCCTTAGCGGAAGCACAGGAATTGGGTATACCTGATTACCTGCTAGAGAAAGCAGAAGAGCTAGCGTGCTTAGGTGCCGCAATGGCAGGCGCCTACCAGAAGACCTACGGCAACGATCCTGAGATCAAAGTACTCGCTACCGAGATTGCTCTAGACTTCAGTATCGATACTGAGTTTCCCGGAATTCACGCCGTACACCTGCTCAAGCCTGATCTGGTTTGTGAGGATACAGCAGGTAATGCCTGGCTAGTGGAACACAAAACGGCTGCAACAATTCGTACAGACCATTTAGTAATTGATGACCAGGCACGCCCGTACGGCGCTATGGCGGAACGAGCATTACGGAAAGCTGGCATACTCCGAGAAGGCCAGCGTTTCATGGGAATCATGTACAACTTCTTGCGGAAAGGATTTCCTGATTTACGAGAAGTAGATGCCAGCGGTAAGAGCTTGAACAATGATGGAACCGTATCTAAGCGGCAGCCTCAACGTATGTTCTTGCGCTATCCAGTAAAGATGACTGACAAGGCTAAGGCTATTGCACTCCGCCGTATTCGAGGGGAGGTAATTGACATAGCCCGTCTAGGTACTGAATTGCGCAGAGACAGCAATGCCCATAAGTACCTGACTAAAACACCTCATATGAGTTGCCCTAGATTCTGTCAATACTTTGACCTATGCGTGGCGGAAGAGCAGGGAACAAACATCAGTGAGATGGAAAGGAGCATGTACGTTAGGCAGAATCCCTATGATTACGGCGAGACTACAGACGCTGCAACTAGTTTTGAGATGGGGTAAACATGTGGGGCCGACTCACGGGCATTCAGCCTGAGGTAGGCACCATCGTCGGAACCAATTGCTATCGAGAGCCAATGGTAGTTGTCAGCGTGGAACCAGATGGCTGCACGGTGCGTACGGCAACAACGGGGGATGTGCAGCACATTACCGCGCCTAGGTCAGTAATGGAATTTCACATGATCCCACGGCGCAAAAGTGTGTTTGGCCTAGTACGAAAGTTGCATCTACAATGATCAAACTGACATGGGAATTCGCCACTGACAGGGAGAATGGGCATACGTACATTCTTGACCCTGATCATCCAATGTTCTTGGAGCACATTAGGGCAATGACACCAATGTGCCGTAAGGTATTGCGTCTGTACTTGCAGGAAGTATTGGAGGCTGCCGGAACGTATCCGGACAACGATGAGATCGATTATGGTCTCTGAGCGCAACCGCACTACTACAGAGCGCACACATGTTAGCGCTAGTGACTTTGCTCGTGAGGTAGAGAAGTTAGAGTCAGGTAATGAGTCAAAGAATTTGCTGGTATATGGGGACTCCAATGCTGGCAAGACTGTTCTTGCCGGTACGTGCCCTGGTAGAGTCCTCTGGCTTGTTGGTGAGCCTGGTTACAAGAGTGCCGCGCGTCAAGGTGCACACGGTCACATTCGACGATTGGCTGACACAGCTACAGCCTTGGCCGCAATCGATTGGTTGTACGACCGAGACAGATACCGAAAGCTTGATTGGCTTGTTGTTGACGGATTCACAACAATGCAAGACAGGTTTCGTCTCGCCTATGCTGCCGAGGCATTTGATCTTAACCCTGCTAAAAGAGCTCATCGGAATTTGCCAGACAGACCCGACTACTTCAATACCCAAAACTTCTTGAAAGCTTGGGTACCGCAGTTGGTCGACTTGCCCGTCAATCTATTGATCACAGCTCACGCGTACCGTACTGATAAGACAGACAATGGTGAGTTACTGGTATTCCCTGGAATTCAGGGAAAGGTCACAGAGACTGCTAACGCCATCTCCGGCCTTATGGACGCTACCGGCTACTATGAGGCGCGCCGCTTGAGGGCTAAAGACGGCCGATCCAAGATTGTCCGGCGCTTATGGTTCGAAAGTCCAGAGCGCCGGTCACGGGCTGAAGATGAAGTGAGGTATATCTGCGGAGATAAATTCGATTGCCTTGGTCCGTATGTGGACAACCCAACCATGCCGCAATTGATTGCACGTATTGATGGAGAGGGCGCAGATGCCTAAAGTACGCTGGAATAGCATTTCAGCAAGTGACATCGACAGCTTCGATCGATCCAAGCAATTCGCCCCATACGATGGACCAATTCCGCCGAACGCTGTGTATCAGTGGAAAATCAAGACACTGAAGTACGCGCCAGCCACCCAAGACACTCACGACCAATTGCGCGTAGGTCTGGAATTGGTGCCTCGGCGTAATCGCAATGAAAAGCGCTACGCGGGCTATTTCCTCATGCTGTTCATTCACGTGACACCAAATACGCAATTCAAGTATGTTCCATTCTTGGATGCTATTGGTGTGGATGGTCGCTCATTCGAGCAGCGGACCATTACTGATCAGGATGGAAACATCACCTCGATTGGTAAATGGCGCAACACGGGTGATCAGCTGATCAAAGGTCAGTTGCGCGATGGCCAGGAATACAAAGGCGAGACGCGTAAAGAACTCGGGTGGATGGGTCCGGTCACTGAGGACGACGAATACGATGATGAGGACGCTGAAGAGAGCAGCGACGAGTTCGACGAAGATGAAGACGACGGAGATGAATACGCCGACGACGAGGACGACGAGGACGACGAGCCATTCTGATGATTAATTCGACCATCAATGAAGATGAGGAAAACTTCCCTATCGATACAACCAATGAATACTTGGTTGTTGCTAGAGAGAATATGGCGAATCACTCATCATGGAAATCCGGCCTAGGTAAATTCGTCTGTGTCGGACTCCCGGGAGCAATCGTTTTACGTACTAGGCAGGCTGCCTACCGCTTTTGTGTGTACATCCTGACACTGGCGGAAACCCTTCCTGATGAAGAGGGCAACCACACGTTCGAGCAAGTACGTAGCGCAATTCGTAACGTCTGACTACTTGAGGGTGGTCGCTTGCAGCTAGCGACCATTAAACAACCGGCTGATAAGTTAGCATAGGTGCCCTCGACAGTATCCGTCATGCCCGGAGATAGTACGGCGAAAGCTAAGGCCAAAACGGGATAGCAGTGTGCAGCCACTGTGAATCCCTACCGTAGCGGGTAGGGACGTAGGTTCAAATCCTACTGCGGAACGAAATTGAATAAGGTACACCATACCACCTAGGAGTAAGTAATGAGTTCACCTGGTTATATTCCAAAACACTACATGTACGCGAGCGAAGTGACTGTACGAAGCACTAGCCTTGTGCGTGGCTACCCGCCAATCATCCACCACAAGCGTCCGCCGGATATTGCATTCCGTACAGTAGTTGCACTTATTATGGTAGGACTTACCAGCCTGGCATTACTTACTTCATCGATTGTGGGATAATTCTATGCCTAACCAGTATGTTACCGCTGAAATCAATGGCGAAGCGTACGTGTGGACTGTCGACGGACAGCCTACCTTCTTGTTACCGATGGTGGAACTCCCACCGTTGGTCACGCAATATGTTGACATCATCGAGACAGACAAGACACTCAACCACTGCACGTGTGAGTGGGTAGTGCATCCTGATGACGTCGGTATGCCGGAGGGGCAGCGACGGATCCGCCACGGTGAGCCTGATCTGAATTGCAAAGTTCATACGCGGGAGGGGTTCATTCTTGGGTTCTTTACTTGGCTGCAATCGCGTGGAACCCATGATGTCAGCGCAGGTAACCGCACTGTAGTTTCCTCTCAGGATCAAATGTTCACGCATGCTAGCCCACAACCTGAGCACGAAGAAACCAAACTTACTCCGAACGATTGGGTGGCAGCGCTGCATTACGTCATTATTGATAATGACGGATGGACGGCGGAAGAGTGGAAAGCACAGGAACCCTGTACTATTACTGAGTTCATGGAGCGCATCGTAGAGTGCACTGTGTCAATTGGTCGTAAAGCCACTGTGAATCCCTACCGAATCGGATGTAATGATTGACTACAACGAACTAGGTAACGTTGAGGATAGTTGCTGGGCTACACTCGCCATGTGCCCTAACTTAAACGATATCTACGTACCGGGCGAAGGCGGAAATCCTATGGCCTTCATCATTGGCGAGGCACCAGGCGCACAGGAAGTAATGCAGCGTAGGTCGTTCGTTGGTCCTGCCGGCAGAGTGCTACGTGACCTAATGAGTGTTGCCGGATTATGGGCAACTGATCAGCGGATTAGTAGCCATGCTGACTACCCCGTAATTGCAGGACTAGTGGCGCCTAATTGCTGGCTAACAAATGTGGTCAAATTCAGGCCACCTGGTAACCGTAAACCTACTGAGCAAGAAATCAAAACAGCACGTGCTAGCTTACGGCAAGAATGGGTTGCCGTTGGTCGGCCAGACATTATCATTCCGGTCGGCGGTAGCGCATTAGAGGCTGTTTTAGGAAAATGTGATCAGAGCGCTATCTTACGCACTGCTGGCAAATGTCATACTGCTAGGAACAAAGATGGCCATATAATGTATATATGGCCAATGCTGCATCCATCTGTTGGCCTGCGTAAACCTTCTATGCGGACGACTCTTGAACGTGATTGGGAGTTATTAGGGGAGTGGATTAATGACACTTACACGAGATCAGCTTAATGATTTACGTACTACCGTGTACGACTTTGTAGCGTCGCACCCACGCTATGCAGCGTCAACTATTCAGGCTGAAGTTTCCACAAAATGGAACTACCCTAATCATGCTGTCAAGTCAGCGCTAGCGTACCTGGTGCGTGCCGGTTTGCTGGTTATTATACAAGGTGGTTCACCTGATTTTGGTGCTATTCATTCGTACCCTGCTTATGTGCTAGCTGAAGGTAACAGCGATGTTAATCATTACTGATGTTACAGAGGAAAACAGCTTAGCGGCTAGCACAGGCAATCGGCTATTCAACATAGTGGATAGTGCACACAGAGACTTTATCGTGCAGACACCAATACCTGTTATCCTGATACGTCGCCCTGGATTTGATTTGTACAATTACTGTGAATACGTGTATGCCTATAGGCGGGGGTTCGTGCAATATGTGGCGGGTAACTAACGTATCACGTACGCGTGATGATCGGGAATTAGTTGTGCGTACAATTGATGATGATGGGTTTGTAGCACATATTGAGCTACCTACTATTACGGACCCTGGATTTAACGTGTTGGAATACTTAGAGGCTTGCCACACACAAGCTAAAGAATACACTCTTGCTACGGATCACTGACCACATCGCGGGTGACCGCATCAGGTTCCATTACCTGAACACGCGGGCAGATATCGCCGAACTACGCACGTTCGTAGGCAACCATTCTGCTTTGGCAATTGATACAGAGTCAACAGGGTTGAATTGCTATACGCCTGAGTGGGAATTGCGTACCGTGCAGGTGGGTGACGCTTACGACAGCTATGTGATCCCTGCTAGATTCCGTAAGCTAATTGAATGGGTGATGACTCAAGATGTCAAATGGATCGGACATAACGGACCACACGATATCCGATGCATTGATAGATTTCTTGATTATGAAACTAACGTTGTTTGCATCGGCGAAACACACATTCCCTCTCATCACCACGATTCCCGTAATCAGAAAGAAGGCGGTACGGGTCACGGGCTCAAAGAGCTTGCGATAGCCCATGTCGACCGGCAGGCAGGTAAGTGGGAGAAAGAGCTTAATAGAGTATTCAAGACAATTGAAGTGCCCATTTGTGGAGAGGTCTACAAAAGCGGACCACGTAAAGGTATGCCTAAGATGCGTAAGGCACGCCTTGCTGAAGGGTGGTCCCTGGTAGATCCTAGACACCCTGCTTACATTGCCTATGCAGCGGCAGACCCCATACTGACCTATCGCGTATGGCAGTATTTCCAGCCGACGGTCAGGCGCCACCTAGACCTCTATCATTTTGACCTCGCTGTTGCAGGGGCATGTGACATATTGCAGCGGCGCGGTATGAAATTAGATGTGCCGTACACACAGCAGCTTAGTGACCGGTACACCAATCAGGCTGATCAGGCCATGCGTGTAGCAGAAAGTATGGGTTGCCGCAATGTGCATTCTGGTAAACAGTTAGCCGATACATTACTTAGCCTAGGTGCGCATCTCACTGCACGCACACCTAAGGGCAGCTTCAGAACCGATGACAAGGTATTGCGCGGGATCATGAATACATCAAATGATCCTGCCGTACGTGATTTCGTGCATAGCGTGCTGCTAGCCAAGCAGCTCATCAAACGGCGTGAGAGCTACACAGACGCGATGCTACGTGAGATGGACAGTGCAGATAGGGTCCACGCTTCCATCAATCCTCTAGGCGCCAGGACTGCCCGTATGAGCGTGAGCCGTCCGCCATTCCAGCAGCTACCCACTAAGAATCGAGAGAGTGACGAGTAATGACGCAACCAATTAATGACATGGAGCTACTTAGCAAGGCGCATGAGCGAATTCTTGCTAAGTTTTACAAGAGCAAGCACAAGGTATGGAGTAGTCCCGATGTGCGTGTGGGGGTACTTATGGGTATGGAAATGGCGCTGATTATCATTGAAAGCATGCTCAAAGAAGACACTGATCATTTTACGATTGACTAACCGAAAGGTATGTGGCTGGTGATTGGGTTCAAGATCATAGGCAAGATGAGCCGAGACGAACTCATTGAAGAAATGCTGATGCACCAGCGTGCAATGGCGCAGCAACAGACAACAGATGCACTCAAGCAATTGATTATCAGCATGCGCATGACAGAAGTGCATCACAGAATGATCAAGGAAGCAGAGCTAGACCCTACCACCGTATGGGGATTACTGCATGGGAACACCAACGATGCCGACTAACCATTCTGCCTTTGACGATGACGTTGCGCAGATTGAATCACTGCTCATCATGCAGGCAATGAGCAAAGGGCTTACTAACGAGCATGTCAACCTAATTCAGAAATTGATAACGCGCATGCTCCCCTGTGAGCCGACAGACGATAGGGCAGGCATACTTGTTGGACTACGCATGGCTGCCGATACATTGCGCGATGCTGGTGAAATGTGGCACACACATTACGCGGAACGCATTGCTGCATTAGAGCGATCACTGGCCGCTGAGCAGAAGGCAGAGTAATGCCATACAAGAACATATTCGTATTTACAAATACATACAGCCAATTCGCGCGATTCTGCCAGGCATCAGGAATACTATATGGGCATGCCATCTGGCTAGACCGTAGGCGTATGGCTACTAAACTAATGGGCATAGAGCGAGGTAATGCCCTAGTGCTTGTGGATATATTCGCATGCATCACCACCATCGAATTAGAAATACTAACGTCACGCGCTATGGCCGTAGTAGTTGCTTCCCCTGTACCAACTGATTACGGTGATAGTGATGAGTGATATGCCGTGGGGTCCTGGTAATCCGGTATGGGAAGACTTGGCCGCTGAGAATAGCGTCAAGACTTTAGTAGCGTATACTCCCATTATGTGTAACCTATGTGGTCACCTATGGGACGAACATTCATTGTTCGTTACTGTTATTATGTGCACTGCGTGTCCAGGAGCAGAATGCAAAGATACTGTATTCCGTGAACCGTATGCCACCTAAATTACATCTGCTTGCCGCAGACACTATCCGGCGCTGCCTGATTGCGGATCCTGGCAATCTTATTATCTCAGCAGACTTTGACCAGATCGAATTACGTGTTGCGGCAGCCTACGCGGGTGAAACCTCACTGATTGAGGCAGCCAAACGGGGTGAATCGCTGCACAAGGTTGCCGCCGTTAAGCTATTCGGAACTGAATATTCACCAGACCAATACCGCTACACCAAAAATGTCAATTTCGGTTGGCTGTATGGTGGCGGACCCAAAACGCTTTCAGAGCAGGCAGGCATTCCTTTTGCTACAGCCTACAAAATCATCAGGGAGTATGAGACGCAATTCCCTGCACTTACTGCCTACAAACGGCGTGAGCAGGAAGCAGTCTTACGCAGTGCATTGAGTGCACAGGAATATCGGGCCTTCAAGTCGCTGCGCTCTCGCATGTTCAATTTCCGGTCAGATACACCAGAGGGCAAGACGGCTCAAGCTATTGTTAAGAAGGAATTGCAGCGCCTGTGCTATCGCAGACATGGCTACGTAACCACCGACTACGGCAGGCGCCTATTGGTGGACGCCGACAAATCGTATACCGCCGTCAACTACATCGTGCAGAGCACTGCTCGCGACATCATGGCGGAAGCCTTGCTACGGGTAATGGCGCATCCTAAATTGTCATGTACAGTGTTACTGCCTATTCATGATGAATTGCTAGGGCAAGCACCTGTGTCTAGGGCTGAAGTGTACGCCAGACTTTACGAGCAAGTGATGTCTACTCATTTCAGAGGAGTACCTATTACCGTAAGCGGAAAGGTTTACGGAGAAAGTTGGGGGCATGGCTATGCTACCAGGTAATCTGTGTGAGTTTAATTGGGGAAGTGATTGCCCGGTAAATCCGGTTTCCAAAGAAAATACTGGTGTGCATGAGTGCTGGCAGCGTACGCCGGCACATGTGCATACGTGTAGAGATTGCAATACAGTATATGACGGTGGAAGTAGCGAATGAATTGTAAGTATGTTCAGCACATGCGGGAACTGTGGCATAAGGTATTGCTACTCTTGTTTTTCTACACGATGCTAGCGCCGGTAGTCACAATCATGTGGTTGTACTACACAGTGGCGGATAAGAAGGGCAGTACATCATGACTGATGCGGTGCACACAGTCCTCATAGTTGCAGGCGTTTTTGCGCTAGGGGCAGGTACGGCAGTACTACTTACGATGATGGTCAGCGCAATTAGAAACCTATTCAATAATAGGAAGTAGCAAATGAATTTTATTGATAACATTGAAAAGATTACAGCAAGTAATCACGCGTACGTGTTGGAGCATGCTGAAGACATTACAATCGTTCTAACCGACTTGATGACACCTGTTACGCTATGCAAGACGCACGGCTGTAATCTCGATGTATGCGGAATACCTATCAGTGCGCAAATGCTAAACATGATGACTGAAGATCAATTGCGTGCAACACTTATGGTGGCAGTAAACACGCTATCAGAGCTATTTCTAGCCCTAGACAGGGCAGCTAAGGATGCTGGCAAACAGTGACAGACAAAGGCTATGTGCCTGCGTATGAATTGACTGCACAAGATAAAGAAATACTAAAAGACAATTCGCGTGAAATAGCTAAAGCACTTTCCGCTATGGTTCTTAATGTAGCGGCGCACATTGGTACAGGGTGCCGTGCATGGTACTGCCATCCTGCACAAGTTATCGACTACATGGATTCACTCAATGAGACACAAGTACGTCAGTTGCTTAGCATGGCAGTACGCACGCTAGCTCAATTGCATACTGATGATAATCGTTAGACACGTACGCCGCTGCTGGAATGTAACAATGCAGCGTGAGTACTACTACTGCAAATATTGCGGCATGCCGATACGCAGAGTATATCTAACATATTTGCACTACGGTAATACGGTAGTTACTGATCAGCGAGTATGGACGCATAGCTTTATCAGTACTACGTGGGCTAGTACTCGCTGTATAGGTGAGTGTACATTAGCTGCGCCTGCAACAATGCGGCATAAGCTTAAGATGTTCATCAAATTTGTCAGGGAGCAAGACTACTATAAGTGAAATCCTCATAGGTATAGGAATAACGGCGGCAGGAATCGGGCTAATTAAGTCAGCCATGCAGTACAAAAAAGAAAAGGAATAAGCAGCGTGACGTTCGCACGTATTACTGAGATTACTAAGCGCCACTACGCCACACGCGACTACAGTAGGCACTATTTCGCGATGTCACCGGGTCTGATTGATCGCGTCAAGAATGCATTTAGTCCAACCGAGCGTGACGAAAATGTGCCGGAGTACTGCAATACGTTCATGGGTTATCCGTTGCTTATGCTCATGGGAATTCCCATTGTGCCTGATGAGACAGTAGCAGCGAATGAGTGGCAGCTCTGCTCATTCAAAGAGATGAGCCCGGTAGAATGTGGTGTAGTTGACCTCGCAGAAACCCTAATTGCTGCGGCAGCGAGCGATGTCGCATCAGCCGAATGAGTACCACCTAGTTGCCTTTGACCCGGGAGGCACTATTGGTTGGTCGCATTTTGTAGTCGACTGTCACGCGTTCTCCAGACCAGAGAACAAAGTGATGCGCTACTTGAAGGAATGGGATTGTGGCGAATTCTCAGGACCTGAGCATGAGCAGGTAACGCAGTGTGTAGCACTTATAACGAGTGCTCACTTTGGTGAAATGCCTTTCAACAGTACTACCGATATCATCGCCGAGGATTTCGAGCTAACACAGTTGATCGGCGGTAAGAATCTACTTAGCCCTGTACGCATTAATGCGGTATTAGATTGGGAGTGCCGTAAGCAGGGTCTTGAATTACAGTTGCAGGCTAGGCAGCTACGTACCTCGATTACCAAGCAGCGCCTTCAACTATTCGGCTTTACTGGCAAGTTTCGCAAGGATGAATTCTCAGCTATGCAACACGGGGTTACGTGGTTGCGTCGCATAAAACAGAAATCGATCGACCAACCATGGAAACTGTCTGATGAAATATCGCATAATGCGTATTGGGATTGCGCATGCTCAGAAGGCGGCAGCGATTGGCCGTGTGACCTCAACCACCCTCGATAGTGCGCTGTGACATAAAACACACTTGACAGAATGCATCAATGCATACAAAGGTAAGGCCGCTTGCCTCGGTTACCTCGGCTGGATACCGGGGCAGGCATCACCAGAGGGAGAGAGATTATGGCTGATGAAGTAGTGTCTACTGAGGTTGCCGCCCAAGTGGCACCGGAAACTAACCCTGTTCCACCCGTGACCCGTCCGGCGCGTAAGCGGACACCTGGTAGTGCCAAGACTGCGCCTGTTGCAACCAAGGCCGTACCTACTCCTGTGAGTTCCCCTGTGCCTGCTCCCGTGTCGCCTGATGAGGGTCTGACGCGTACGCCGATGGTGCTGGTGGCCGCTGGCAATACCAAGAACTATGCCAAGTTTGTGCCTCCGGCTGACTGTGGCGTGACGGGCGCACTGTATGCCCCGTTGGGCACTGCCCAAATTCGAGTGCTGCTCTTGAGCCCAACAGAATAGACATTACAGGGTCGCTTTTCTCCCATTCGCTAAGCGACCCGCACATAGGAACCCCCGCTAACGTTGGTCAGGCGACGTTGGCGGGGGTTTCTGTATTTACAGACTAGGACAATCCATTGATTATGTTCGAGGGTAGGGCGACCGGCGGACCACTTGACGGTGTTAAATTGACAGCACCTTATGAGTGGGACGGAATAGTTAACATACCGCGTAAATCATCTATGCAGGCGAAAACATATTACCCTGGTAGGTATAAGTGGCACTTCGCTAAGCAGCTATGGGAGTGGCAATCACTCCCTACTGTTATTCCTTTCAACAGCAGAAAACCCCCTAGTTTTTACCAGGGGGTTGACTGTTTGGAGCAGAGAGGAGAGGAAAATGGAACGACAGGCCAAAGTGCGCCGTGACGCCGACGGTAGCACACATCATGAGGCTACGCCACCTAGGATTGCCCATAGTTGGTCACCTTTCCATATGGCCGCAGAAGACTACTACGCGGCTGGATACATGCCAGTGCCTTTGCCGGCAGGGCACAAAGGACCACCACCTAAAGGTGTTCCCAATGATCTTGACTATGATCATGAGCTACTAGGTACCTATCTGGCACGTGACCGCCCTAGCAATATCGGAACCATTGTTCCCGATGGCGTTGTGGTATTCGACATTGATGGTCCTTCCGGTCAGGCCACCCTTACCGAGCTTGAGACAGAATTCGGTGTACTGCCCAAGACATGGATGAGCTTTAGAGGTAATCCAGAGCGCTATCATCTGTGGTTCGCCATCCCTACCGGCATGACATGGCCTGGTAAATTGGGAGCAGGGCTAGACGTCATTTACAATCATTACCGCTACATGGTGCTCCCGCCATCCATCCATCCCGATGGTGGTATTTACCAATGGGCTAATCTCAGCGGTAGCGTCATCCGTCCCATGAATGGGTATCTACCTGCCCCTGATGAATTCACTGATCTACCGGAAGAATGGTACGCCGTTGCTGGCCGCAATGGCTATGTACGACGTGACAGGGCATGCGTAGATAGTCGCTTATGGATCGCTGAGAATGGCAAAGGCAAGCCCTGCCCGCATATGCGACGCGTTCTTACCACTCACTTACGCCTGGTAAGAAAGTACGGCGAGCTAGGCGGGTTACATGACGCTATGGTCAATGGTGTATGGGCATTTCTCGCTGAAGTAGCGCTAGGGCATACTGGTGGGTATGCTGTCTTGAAACGTTTCAAGAATGCCTTTATTGACCAGGTCGAAGAATGCGGCAGGCGTCAACCTGGTATGGCAGAGACAGAATGGTCGAGAGCCTGTGTAGGCGCCATTGAGAAAACCGCTGTGGAACGGGTACGGCAGGGCGATCCCTGCATTGTTGAGGAGAGCGAACGTGGGAAAAATCCAGATAGGTTCTTTGATCCTAAGTATGGACTTCGGGCAAGATCTTTACGTGCCGCTGTTGAACGTACTGGCAAACTTGCCGTTGGACCTGGCAAGCTTATCTATCGAAACACGGACGGATTGTGGGTGCCAGACGGAGAAAGCGAGATTTACCGTAGATCTGAAACTCTCCTACAACAGCGATATCGACCAAGCCATGCGAGCAATGTCCTCTCTGTCGTTAGCAATAGAGAACCTCTTATCACAGACGACAGACAAGACACCCAACACCTGAACCTACCTAATGGCCTTTTGGACTGGAAAGAAGGGCGACTCTACCGCCACAACCCATCCATCATAAGCACTATCCGCATCCCTATTCCATGGGATGAAGACGCTGAATGTCCTGAGATTGACAAATTCTTCAGCGAGGTATTCCCGCGTGATGCAATTGAGCTCGCTTATGAGATTCTCGGTTATATGCTGTATAACGACAATCCTTTACATAAAGCTATTCTTCTCTACGGTTCGGGCCGCAATGGTAAGGGTACCTTTATCCGCTTGGCGCGCATGTTGGTTGGTCACAACAATATATCTGCCGTTACCCCTCAAGCTCTCGACTCTTCGCAATTCAGTAGTGCACAGCTATACGGACGCTTGGCAAACCTTGTTGGTGACGTCGATCCGCGAATATTCAAATCGACGGAACAATTTAAGCAATTAACAGGTGGTGACTACATGATGGCGCAGCATAAGCACAAGGATCCTTTCACCTTCAGGTGTCGCGCGCTTATGGTAGCTGCTTTCAATGCACTGCCCCGTACTGCGGATACCACCGAAGGCTTTTTCAGCCGTTGGGTCGTGGTGCCCTTCTCAGGCTTTTTCCCGGCTGGGCGCGCTGATACTCTCCTCATCGACCGTCTGAC